AACAAGACCAGAACCTGTTTGACCAGTAATAGAAGTTAAAGAACTAGCCGCTGATGTGGCACTAGAAGCCGCTGATGTGGCTGAGGTAAGTGCAGAACTAGCCGATGTTGCAGCGCTTGCAGCGCTGGTAGCAGCATTGTTTGCTTGAGTTGTAGCAGTTGCTGCAGAGTTACTTGCTGTTGTTGCTGAGGCTGCAGCGCTAGTTGCTGATGTAGCAGCAGCGGTAGCCTGAGCAGCAGCAGATGTAACGGAAGTAGCAGCGCTAGTAGCAGAAGTTGCTGCAGCGTTAGCATAAGTCTGTGCTGAGGTAGCAGAGGTAGATGCAGCATTGGCATAAGTCTGGGCGCTAGAGGCGCTTGTAGCGGCACTAGAAGCACTTGTAGCAGCGCTTGAGGCGCTGGTGGCTGCAGATGATGCTGAGGTTCCAGCACTGGTTGCTGAGCCTAGGATGCTATCTACATAAGACTTAGGAGTAGCAGAGGTTGATGTAAGACCACTGCTTACAAGACCTGTAATGGATGACTTGTTGGTAAGAGCCTGAGCCTTATCAGTACCAACGATTACGCCATCGCCAGTTTGAAGTCCGTGAAGGTGTGTTTGGTTTGCATTGGAAAGGATGGCTGAATCAGTATCATAACCACGCGCAGCAATGTGAGTTTGTTCTTCTGTAAAGTCACGACCAGATACACCGTGACGAACGGTTGCACCTGCGGAGTGGGCTACTGCAGCGGTACCGTTTTCACCACGAACAACCGTATAGGTTGTAGTACCAGCCAAAGCAATGGCAGTTACTACTTCTTCCTTGGAAGTATCTGGGTCAACGATAAGTGTAAAGGGTACGGTTGGGAAGCCGCTGTTAGTTGAAACAATAAAACTTGTGTATGAAGCACCTGCCGACTGTGATGGGATTCCAGCAGTCAGTGAGGATTCAACAGCAATGGCGGAATAATTCCGCTTGAGTACGCCTGGGTCGCCAGCAGCCATATGAGTTCCTTATCTCTGGTAGTGCGAACGGATTGGGAATTGACGGCGCTGAATATCTGCCACTTCGTTTAAACGAGTTTGGTAGATGTTGTACAAGAAACGGGAAGCATTAGCACCTGATTGTGCTCCGCGTTGGTTATCAAGAATATCTGCTTCGGCTGATAATGGACCGAGGCGTGATGGGTCAAGAAACGAAATCATACGAAAGGCTGCGCCATAGAGAACAACATCTTCTGAGTATGAAGGCATCCCAGTTACTGTTGAGTATTCTTGGGCTGTTGTTTCGTTAGTAATATCAAATAGTGTTGGGCGCTTTGAGTACACCACATTTACCGTACGCCCTGGAACTGGAGCAGGGTTAAGAATTGAAAGGCTATGTCCAAGATGAGTTCCATCGCCAAAGGCTGTTGGGTTAGCCATACGGTCTAACTGCCACGCACGAACTGGTAGCCACTCTTTAGATGGACCAATAATAGAGTGGGTCACATTGTGGATATTTTCTACTTCGGTTGGAATCTGATAGGTAGTACGCGCTGCGATATATGGGAATTGGTATTGACCAATAGCAAATATCATTGGGTACATAGCATCAATAGTGTTATTGATAGCCTTCTTAATTTCATAGCGTGGGAACAAAGGCGCAATAACAACCTTTTCGTTTGTGCTGTGAGCCTGAGCAATAGAGCCACGCTGTCCACGCCCCCAAGGGGCAAGAGTGACTTGGTTGTTAACATTGTCTGTATTGTTAACGAATACCATTTCGTCACCGATTTGCATATAGCCTTTGCCAATGCTTGAGGCATCATAAACGCTGAGCGTTGTGGCAGATGAGGTTGCATCTGCAGTAAGCCAGGTACTTGCTTCTGTGTTTAAACTGTAACCGTGAAGTAGTGTTTCCACACGGTCAGTAAGTTGTTCAAGGTTAGCCATTAGAGGTTGATGCTCCTTAACGCAGATACTGCACTTGCATTGGTTGTACCAGCAATGAGATTTGCAATGGCGTTTAAACCATAAAATTTAGATGGGTCTGTAATTCCGTACTTAATGTTAAGAGCGTGTACGGTTTCATATGTGTAAGGAAGCCCTGCCCACTTGCAAGCAGCGGCTGCTTCCTCAAGGAACGCAGTTTGTGCTGGGTAGGTTCCGCCATTGGCGAGCCTATTCAACTCTGCAACAAGTGTACTTCCTGCTGTTCCTACTGTCATTTACTTGCCCTTCTTTTGTGCGGCTCTCATATTATCTACAAGGTTTGGATATTTTCTTCCAGCCTTTTTAGCAGCAGCCTTGGCTGATGCTTTAGCAGCAGGAGATAAAGGAGTTGATTTCTTTTTAGGATTTGGTTTATCCCAAACTTCTTTTTTAGCCATTACCATTTCACCTTGTCTGCCCAGTACGCTGCGCTCATTTTGCCTTTGGCAATGTTGCTTGCGTGACGAGCCTTAAATGATTTTTGTCGTGCTGTTGGTGAGTGGTCACCAGTTACACCTTGTTGTCCGAAACGAATTGTTTTGACTTTATCGCCTTCTTTAGCAACAACGATGTGTGACTTTGTTGGGTGGCTTGGCGTTCTCTTTGGCTTGTTAAAGCCAGCAACTCCAGCCCTCTTTAACCGTGGGTCTGGATTAGCCATTGTTACTTGCCACCCATCTTCTTAGGCATTGCTACCTTTTTAAGATTTGGGTTAGCCTTCTTCGCAGCCTTAGATGCACCGCGAGCGCCAGCAGCGAGGATTGCTCCAGCGTTCTTCATAGGGATTCCTTGCTTCTTAGCAATAGACTTCTGCGCTGCTGCGAAGCCCATACCCTTCTTTGCCGCTGCCATTACTTTAGGCTCGTTGGCTTGTTGACAGCAGGAGCAGGGATACCGTAAGGCTCAACTGTTCCGAAGTTGTCATCTTGGTTAACTACTTTTGTACCGCATCCACAAGAGGCGCACATATTACTTACCCTTCTTTAGAGCCTTCATACCGCGAGCGGTTTCTTTGGCTTTCTCTGACTTTGATTCCATTTTTTCACCCTTGGCATATGCTGCAGCCTTAGTGATTTTCTTCATTGCAGCCTTCTTAGCGGCTGGTGTATGTCCTGCCATTTGTTACCCCATCTTATCTGCGTTGAAAGCAACGCCAGTTTTGTTTGATATTTCTACTGCTGTTCTTACAGCCTGGGTAGTAGTACCAGCGGGTTGTATGCCTTGAGCACGCGCATCGCGGTATGACTGTAATTCTTTGTCCCAACTTTTTGCGCTGACTGGGCGACCAGCATCTCCAGTTCCTAGTTGTATGTTACTTATCTTGCAACCAAAGCAACCTTCAACATATTCTGGATGTTCTATCTCTTGATGTAGAGCCATATTAACCTCACACTACAGTTATGTACTGCCCGTATCCAGCGGCAGTTAAATCGTTTTTTTGTTTTTCAGTGAGGAAGTATTCGTGACCACCCATATACACTTCTTCGGCAGCCAAGATTTCTGTTTGGCTTGGATAGCGATATGAGGAATAAACTCCATTAACTCTCATTATGGTAATACCACGATGAATTCCATAACGGATATGTAGTCTATTCCAAGCCATTGGAGTTTCTTTAATGGATGGACCAGCAAAACGGTAAGCCATTTTTTCTCCTTAGATAGTGGACTTACCACAAGGCAGGATTGCTCCTGCCCTGCAGTCAATCAACTATGCGGAGATTGAAGAAGATGACTCAATGCGATATAGAGCCGCTTCACGGTAGCGAGCGAAACCAAGTACGCCGTACCAACCGATAGGACGGAAACGCATCAACTTATCTGTAACTGGTCCAACAACTACGCCTGGTTCTTGAGCAACGGCTTCAGCCAATGCTTGCTTTCCTGCGAGAATTGTACGGTAGTTAGCAGTTGGAGGTGTGATTGTAACAGTCGCACCTGATGTAACTGCACCAGTGTTAGCAGTATCTAGTGTTAGAACTAGACCTGAGATAGATGCAATCTTTGCACCTGATGCAACACCTGTTGCTGCAACTTTATCTCCTGCTTCCATACCTGATGTTGAAGCAACAGTGATGGTGTAAGCAGCAGAAGCACCTGCAGTTGTGGTTGTTGTTGTAAATGTTGATTGGTCTGCACCATCAATACCACGGTACATACGAGGAGTTTCTACAAAGTAGGCTCCTTCAAATGTTCCGATGGTACCTGGCCAGAATTGTCCTGTGCCAGTTTCTGCGTACTTGTGCATATCGTTCCAGCCACCAACACCTGTTTCTGCACGAAGGTCGTGTGAAACTTCTGGGTGGATACCACACCAGTATAGTGAACCTTCGCGTGGAACAGCCTTGTTAGCACGCAACTTAGCAACTGCCTTGCGGATATCAGCAGCACGGATTGTATCTGTGTTGGTGATTGTTGCTGTTGAGGTGTGTGATGAAGTACCTGCGTAAAGTACATTTGTACCTTGGCGTAGGGTTTCCATTGCAATCTTATCAAGAGAGTCTGCTTGGTTGTAAGCGATGATATCGGCTAC